GAGGAAGCGAAAGACAAACTCCGAAAGGAACTGCTGAAGGAACAGCGCGAGAAGGACGTTGCCGCCCACATGGAAGCCTACGAGGCGGAGGAGCGGGAACGCTTGCAGGAAATCCCTGCTTTCCAAGCGGAGCTTTTGGTGAAGGAAGCAGACCTTCCCGAAGAGGAAGCGGCGCAGGCGGTGGGCTACGCATCCGCCGAAGCGTGGAAAGAAGACTTGAAAGAATGGGGCGGCAGCTACGAGAACGCCATAAAAGAATCGTGCGAGGCAGAGCGCGACCGCTACATTCGCGAAATGCCGAACGACGTCCACCTTCAGGAGCTTGCCGAAGAGGCGATTGTTTCCTCCGAGTATGCCGGACGGCTCGCGGCGCTGGAAGCCGAGGCTTTGCGGCGGCGTGAAAAGAAATATGCGAACGCGCCGAAACGATTGGCGAAGGCGATGGAGGGCATGGAAGCCGCACTTGAAGAGGAAACGGAGGAGCCTTTGGAAAAGGCCCTTCGCACGCTGAAGTATTCCTTCCGTTGGCAGCGCCAGCAACAGGAACAGATCGAGGCGATGCAATCGACCATCGACGAAATGAAAGCGCGGATTGCACGGGATAAGGAAGCCAGCGAGAACGCGGCGGCACAAAGCGAAGCGGACAAGGAAGAACTTCGCGAGAAGATGGAGCAGAAGGCGGAGAAGAGCAAAGAGAAACTTCGCGCCAAACTGAAGGAGCAAGTCAACACCTTCAAGGCCGCGACGATGCTCAATGCCGAATGGCTCCGTGGTGTACGCGACGCGGCGGATGGACTCTATAAGATGAACCGCGAGCTTGCACAGCAACAGCTCGCCGCTATGCCCGTAAAGGACAGCACGAACGTCCGGCGCTTCATAAACGATGCACGGAGGGCGGCAGCGGAAAGCGCGAGGGCTATCGCGAACGCCGTCCGCAAGAATAACGGTATGAAGAAAGAGGACACGGGCGAGCAGGACTACGAGAAAGCGAAGCAGGCGAAACTCCGGCAGGCGCTTTTCGGAGCGCAGGCGCGGGAAGCGCTGAACCTCCGGCGTGAATTGCAGCGCCTCGTGAACCACCTGAAGCGGCGCGAAAAAACGCTTGCGAAGGAAAAGCGCGGCGAGATTGACGCGAGCACGAAGTACTATATCAATCATATCCTGTATATGATGGGCTTCAAGAAGACCGACGCGATCCGCCCGCAGACGCTCGAATCTTTCGGGGCGCATATCGCATCGCTGAAAGACGCATGGGACGCGGACAACGAAGCGAATGGAAACGTCGGCGATTTGGACATGGATTTTGACGTTCCCGATTGGCTCCTCAATCTTGCCACGTCCGGCGACAAGCAGCCGCCCGGGAATTATAGGGAGTTCACGATGGGCGAGCTTCAGGACGTGAAGACGCTCGTGGATATTCTCTATACGACGGGAAGAAACAAAAACCGCCTCCTGTCTATGGACAAGGAAATCGGGGAAGTCGTCGAAGAGCTGACGGATGAATACTACAAGAACGTCACCGTTGAGAAGGGCGACACGGGCATTTCTTCGGTCATGGCGTCACTCTTGCAGCCTGTCGTGATGCTGAAGACGCTGGGCAAAAAGTGGAAGCATTATCTCTATGACACAATGGCCGACGCATGGGAACGCAAGACCGCCATGCAGCAGGAAGCCGCGCAAGAGCTGAACGCGCTTTTTGAAAAGCATTGGAACAAAAAGACGCGGCGGCAGATGCGGACGAAAACGCTGGATGTGAAACTGCCCGACGGAACGGAGCTGACAAAGGAAAACGTTCTCTCGATGGCTTTGAATTGGGGCAACGAAGGAAACCGGAAGCGACTCTTGAACGGCTTTTCGCTGAAAGCTCCCGAGGTGGAGGAAATCTTCAGGCAGACGATGACGGCCAACGATTGGGCGTTCATTCAAGAGGCATGGGATTATATCAACACCTACGGCGACAAAGTAAATGAAGTGGTCGAGAAGAGCACGGGAACGCCGATGAAGCGCGTGGAGCCGAGTTCGTTCGTCATCAAGACGGAAGACGGAAAGACAATCTCCCTGCGCGGCGGCTATTATCCTATCTCGTATGACCCGGTGAAATCCCTCGGCAAGTCCGAGCAAGAGCTGATGTCAGCATCCCAAGCGATGGGCGGCGCGTCCGCGTTCGGAACGGGCATGGGAAGCACGAAGGCGAGAAGCGAAAGCGGATTGCAGGAAAGCCCGCTGCTCCTTTCCGCCGATGTACTTTTCCGGCACGTCAACCAGCAAATCCATATCGCGACGATGCGGCTGGCCTGCCGCGACGTTTACAAACTCCTGAATAATGCAAGCGTCCGGGGAATGATTACAAGTTCCCTCGGCAATGAAGCATACAAGGAATTGAAGCGTTGGGTGGAAAACTGCTGGCAGGAGCCGAGAGGCGCGAATGATTGGGTGCATCGGACAATCGGATTCATCCGAGGAAAGACGGTCACGGCAATCATGGCGTACAGAACGAGCGTCGCCATCCTGAACTTTGCGAACCCCGTCTATATGGCGCGAGAGCTTGGAGCGTGGAATGCTATTTGTGCATTGGCGGATTACTATTCCCGCCCGTTTGAAATAAAGAATATGCGGAAAGCGATTCTTGACCAAAGCCCCTTCATGGCGAACCGCGCGAACAATATCGACCGGGATATTCGCAAGGCGCAGGAAAACTCTTTCGCTCCTGGCAATCCGCTTGCGGAAATGATTTCCGAATATGGATCGTGGGCGATTGAGGAAACGGATATGCTATGCTCCATGCCTACATATCATTGGACGTATAAGCAGACGTTGAACGCGGAGCTTGAAAAGGGAACGGAGCTGGAAGCGGCAAAGAAGAAGGCGCACCGGGCGGCGGAGGACGTCGTGAGGAAAATCTTCGGCTCGGCTGATACCGTCGACCAATCGGCAATGCAGCGGAGCAAGGATGAGTTCGTGAAAGCCTTGACGCCGTTTTATACTTTCGTTTCAACGCAGGCGAACGCAATCTTCGAGGGTTATCTGAAAGGCCGGTATCAGGGAAGCGTCCGAACGATGCTGGAAAACGGACAAATCCAAACGGAGAAGAAAGCATTCCTCCGGCGCTATTGGGCGATGGCGAATGCCTTCCTTTGGACGAATCTCATCGGAACGCTTGTCGAGCAAATCCTTCGGGATGCAATCGGGAAGCTGACCGGCGACGATGACGACGGACTCCTTGACCCGACGAGCGAAGCCTTCCTCCGGCGCTGGACGTCGCAGAGTATGACGACATTCACGAGCGCGGTTCCTATCGGTAATATCATAGGCGAAGCGCTGGGCGCGATGATTACAAAGAAGTACTACGGCAGCAGGAATTTCGGCGTGGCTGAAGCTGCACTCGGAAGATATTCTGATGCAGTAAAGGACATGATGAAACTGCTGGAAGGAAAGAAGGACGTCATCGACGCGGGCCGTTCCGTTGCGAAGGCAATCGGCGGCTCCGGCTTCGGTATGCCGGACACCTTCACCGATGCAATATTCAACGCAGCCCGCGCATACAAGGACAATTACAGCCTCAATGAGTGGTTTATAAAATCGCTCTTTGATAAGAAGCTAAAAAAGAAAGGACGATGATGCACTATGATTGACAGCGTTGTGATTAAGCGTATCTACGACGGCGACGGAATCACGACACAGTTCCCCTTCCCGTTTCCGTTTGAAGACGCTTCACACGTCAAAGTCTCGATTTACGACACCGCGACCGAGACAGAGACACCGCTGGAAAGCGATTATTACGTTGACGCCACCGCGTCGAAAGTGCTCTATCCAGGCTACCCGCCGGGAGAAGAGCCGCCCGAGAGCGAACGCCCCGGCCCGCTTCCGGTAGGACAGAAACTCGTCATCTATCGTGACACGCCTATCAATCAGCTCAAAGACCTCGGGGACAAATACCCGCTCCCGATTATTGAAGAAATGGTTGATAAGGTCACGATGATTCTCCAAGAAGTCGGGGACAAGCTGGATCGAGCCGTGATTGTCGACATGGCAGCAGATACGACACCGGCGGAATTTCTCGAAGCCTTCCGTGAAGGCGTGCAGCTCGCCGTACAGAAAGCCGATGATGCAGCCAATAGCGCAACAGCGGCGGCAGGCAGCGCAACAGCGGCAGGACTAAGCAAGGAAGCCGCTGCTGAATCCGCGCGTGATGCGGCGGCGTCCTTGGAGGAAGCGAAAGAAATCGCCAGCGTCATCGGCGTTGTGGGTGAGCCTTACGATCCGACGAAAACGTATCATATCCCGGACATCGTAATTACGCCGGACGGGACATCGTGGCGCTGCATTCAGACCTCGACGGGAGAATATCCGGCCACGTCCTCGAAGTGGGTGGCACTCGCGCTTGCGCAGGGTGAAACCTTTGAATATGACGAAGATGGGAATTTGCAGCCGCGCGAGTACGCGCAATCGTCTTCAATGTGGCAGATTGACGACGATGGAAATATTATGCCGCAGGAGGTAATTTCAGCATGAGCAACGCCATTGTACCGAGAAGCGACCTTTCCCATGATTTGGGGACGGCGACAAAACGATTCAAAGATATTCACGTTAAGACCGTGAACGCGGACGAGGCAACGGGCGGCCTGAAAGCCGACATCGACAGCCGCGCGACAGTCTTGGAGCTTCAGCGCGTCGAGGGCGAGATTGAGAACGCAGCCGCCCCGAACTATTACGAGGAGAGCGAAGCATTCTATGACGCATCGCAGGAACGCGAAAGCAACACGGAGATTCTTTCCCCGTCGATTTTGTGGCTGAACATCAACGGGCAGGGCCGCAAGCTGACCGAACAGGTCACGCTCGACATTGACGATCATTCCGTGTGGGACACGAAGGCGACCGAGTGGCAGACGGAGACGGCCTACACCGCAGGACAAAGGGTGTACCCGACGGGCGGGAGCGCCGGTTATCTGTATAAATGCACGACCGCCGGAACGTCCTCTTCGCTTACGCCGACTTGGCCGACGACTCCGGGCGACACCTACAACGACGGTTCCGTTGTTTGGACGTGCGAACTTGATACATCGTTCTCGACGTCGCGGGCGGGCAAAGATTTTTACATTTTCGCTTGTGCCAACGCGGAGAATCCGCTTGTGCCTGATTTGATTGTCTCGATGCATAGCACCGTCCCCGAAGGCTACACTTCCGCGAACTCCCGGAAGATTGGCGGTTTTCACTGCTTATGCGCGGACGTCGGGACGATTACCGACCATCCGCTTTCCGGGTACGTCGCCGGTGATATTCTCCCGTGTTCCATTTGGGACTTGAATCATCGTCCTATCGGGGAGCCGGAAGGGTACGCATACGACGAAGGAACTGATATGTGGTATTCCATATACGGCCTTACTTGGAGCGGCACTTGGGGGAGCGCGACGGCCACGCAGCCGGGGCGTGCTGCTGATGACACGCTGGCGCTGGAATCGAAGTATGGCGCAGAGTGGGCGGATGGTACGTCGTCCGAGAAGTGGCACTGCTGGAAGTTTGAACAGATTCTCGCACGGCAGAAGCAGCGGCTTCCTTATCAGAGAGAGTTTATGAGTGCATCCCTCGGCTCGAATCAGGGTACGAATATTTATGGTTCCGCTGATCCGGTCACGACCGGCGGCCATAAGGACACGAATAATCGCCGGATGATTTCTAACATCGGCCTCGAAGATTGTTGCGGCGACCATTATCAATGGGGCGCTGACGTTGGGCAGGCGTCCACGTCCGGCTCTTGGGGCAATGCCTTTGATACGAATGATAAATACCAAGGCGGGCAAGTGTACGGTACGGTGTATAGGCCGCTCCTCGGCGTGTATTGGAATTGCGGTGCGAGCTGCGGTTCCCGGGGCTCGGAGTGGGATTACAGTGCGCTTGCGCTGTATGCGAATTTTGGTGCTCGGGGCGCGTCCGAGCCGTTACGAAAACGGGCTATGTAATCCATCGTCGCACTTCGTACACGCAAAGCATGGCCCGCAACACGGGCGAAGAAAACAAGTGCGGAGAACCCTCGCCCCGCAGGGGCGCGAATGGAGGACTCTATATGATGAGAGAGCGTCCGCCTTAACCGGCGGCTTTCTTGGCTTGTATGCCGCACCGCTCCTCGGCATGAATTGGAATAACAGTGCGAACTGCGGTTCCCGAGGCTCGAAATGGAATAACAGTGCACTTGCGCTGAATGCGAATTATGGTGCTCGGGGCGCGTCCGATACGTCGGGAATTTATTCGTCCAGAGTTGAAACCCGAACGGCTGGGCATGCAGGCCATCCCGAAAGGGAAAATACACAACAGGGTTGCCCCTTGAAATAGTATGGAGGCAGAACCTTCGGAGGGGATTTTATGAAAAGGTACGGGCGGCTATTTGAAAGAATAGTCTCCAAGGAAAACATAGAGCTTGCCTTCGCGAAAGCGAAGAAGCGCAAGACATGGCAGGACAGCGTGAAAGAAGTTGAACGGGACAAGGAGCGGAAGCTGGAAGCTATCCGGCAATCGCTCCTCTCCGGTTCCTTCAAGACGTCCGGCTATAATATCAAAATCATCCACGAGCCGAAGGAACGGCAAATATTCATCCTTCCCTTTTATCCTGATAGGATAGTCCAGCACGCGCTCATGAATATTGTCGCGCCTATATGGGACGCAATGTTTATTCGTGACTCCTACGCCTGCCGGAAAGGGAAAGGACAGCACGCAGGAAGCAGGCGGTGTATGCAGTTCGTTCGCCGTAATGCGTGGGTGTGTCAATTCGACATTTCCAAGTTTTACCCGTCCATCCCGCACGAGAACCTTCTGAAAGTCATCGGAAGGAAAATCAAAGACGAGCGAGTGATGCGGCTATTTGAGGACATCATCGGCAGCATCGGCGACGGGAAGAATGTTCCCATCGGAAACTATACGAGCCAATGGTTCGGCAATCTCTATCTGAACGAGGTCGACCAGCTCGTAAAGCATCAGCTACACATAAGAGACTACATCAGATATTGCGACGACTTCCTTATATTTGGCAACGACAAAGAAGAACTGAAACGCCTCGCCGATACGGTGGAGGCGTTTGTTTCTGATAGGCTGCTGCTGACGTTATCGAAGAAAGCGCTTTATCCGACGTCGCACGGCGTGGACTTCCTCGGCTATCGGCATTTCCCGAACGGGAAAATCCTCGTGAGGAAAAGCACCGCGAAGCGAGTCAAGCAACGGCTGAAAGAAATTCCGTGGGAATTGAAGCATGGGAAAATCACGAAGGAACAGGCGGAAGGGAAGATTGCCAGCGCGCACGGATGGCTGAAGCACGCGAACACGCATCATCTACGCATGGCGATTAAGCTGGACGACCTGAAGGCGGAATTGGAGGCGATGGATGAGTGAAGCGTTTTTCCGAATTGCCGCCGGAGAAAAGGGAAGTATGGGCGGAGAAGGTGAAGATAAGCGACGTGATCGGCGTCGAAATCGTCATCAAAGGCTTTACGGTCATTGCGTCCAAGTACGGAAAGAACGAGGAGGCGACGCGCATCGAGTTTGAAAAGGACGGAACGAAACATATCTGTTATACCAGCTCTGCACTCCTGCGGAGACAGCTTGAAGCGGCGGAAGATGAGCTTCCGTTTATCGCGACCATCGTGGAAAAGAATCATTGGCTGACGCTTACATGAAAGGAGACAAATCACATGAAAGGCTTTCCGAAACATTTGAACAGCAAAGCGGACTATTACTATATCAAGGACAATTTCCCCGAGAAGAAATGGCGTCCGTATTGGCAGGCACTCTTAGACGAGCGCTTCCGCTGGATGGATGACCACACAATCTCCGGCCCGGATGAAGGAATCACGGACGAGACGCATCGCGTTTCCTCTTACACAACCACGGACACCACCACGGGCGAGGAGGTCACTGTTTATGTTCAGCAAGAATATAAGCAGAATCCGGGCAGCGATTTTTGGAGGATGGGCTTCACTGTCGAGGAGGTCGAAGAGGCCCTTGGAGGTGCGGCATGATCCGATGGATTTTCTTCGCGCCCCTCTCGTTGATTGTCTCTCTCCTCTGCTATCTGACGAATCCGATTGTCGTTCTATTCTGTGATGACGACGGGGAGCTTCCGGGCATCTTGGCCTTGTGGCAGACGTGGGATAATAGCTGCAATCCCTCGGACGTCACGGAGAATAAACAGCTTCCCGAGTTCCTTTTGTATGATTGGGGCCGTCACTATGTAGAGTATAGAGACACGACGCCGGAGCTGAAGATGCAGGGACGGGAGCGATGGTTTACCACTTGCATTGATTCCCACTTCACACTATGGGAAAGATTCCAAAGGTATGTATGCAGGACGTATTGGCTGATGCGTAATTGCGCATACGGCTGGTGCTTTTGGGTGTTTGGCATCCTGCCCGGTGTGAATTGGGATATTGTCAAGAATGACGGCGTGACGAAATGGCTACATGAAGACATCGTTGGATGGTGGCTCGATGGGGCGTGGTGCTATAAAAGCCAAGCGCCTCTTTTTACATTGTGGGGATGGACAGTCTATCAAGAATGCTTCCTCGGCTACAAGGTGAAAGAGGAGGCCCACGTCGACACAAGGGCCATGATTGCCACACGGGCGACTGTGCGAATCGAAAGGGATGGTGATTGATTATGGATATGACCGAACTCTACCAAAACATGATTGGCACGGTTGGGCATCTAAGCGAGAATTGGGCGGTCAAGCTGGCGGGCGCGGCTTTCGTTGGCGTCGCCTGCTCGATGCACGGGCAGCTACTCCTCGCATTCGTTGGCCTCGTCATTATTGATTTGGTGACGAAGTGGCTGGCACTCTCGAAAGAGTACTTGTGCAAAAAGAAGCGCCGGAAGAATCCTTCGCTTTGGCAATGCGTGACGGCTATTCCCGCCGCCCGCAAGGCTGGCTATATCAAGAGCGAAGCGATGAAGCATCGGTTCCTCGGAAAAATCGTGGTCTACTTGTGCGTCGTCTTCGCTGGCGGCCTCGCGGATTATATCATGGTGATTATGGAGAA